ATGAGTAGAATAGAAAGAAGAAAAAAAAATAGAGAAAGCAAACTCGCCAAAGTTAAAACTGCTCTCTCTATCTTACCCATTTTAATAAATTTAATTGATAAACTAATTAAATTATTAAAAGATTTATAGTTTTGTAAGCTAGGAAGAATTTAATCTTCTTCCTAGTGACTTCTTTCTAAATATTATAACACATTTTCTATAAAATATGAGTGATAAAGTTTATAAATTCTGTCTTATTATAGTTGCTATAACTATAGTAATAGACATAATACTTTTATTTTTACATTTTAATATCAACAATATAATAGGATTAATAGTAAGCATTTTATTGTTAATATTTGTTACATTACAATATAAAAAAGGAGGAAAATAGTTTGGAGCAAAAAGAATCTAAAATAGTTTACAGTAAAGGTGGTTCAGGTACTTATTCGGCTAAAATTTCTTTACCTTTAAGCCAACTTGAAAAAATGGGATTTACAAGGGAAAAACGTAAGGCATTAGTTATTTTTAAGGAAGATGAGATTATAATAAAAAAAGCTGATGAGGAATAAATTTGAAATAAGTGAGTGTATAATGTAAGCACTCACTTATTTTTATTATATTTTGTATTTTATATTAATATATTTTTTAAATTCATTGGAAAATATAAACAAAAATGTTGCCTTATACGCCCCGTAATGTTATAATATATTTATAGACAAGGAGGTAGAAAACAAAAAGCTAAGAAGGGAGGAACAAAGAAAGTGGGGAGATTAGAAAGAAGCAAAAATAAAAGAGAAAACAAATTTAATAAAATTAAAAATGTTTTCTCTTTCACATTAGTTTTAATTAATCTAGTACTCGCAATACTTAGATTGATTAAAGAATTATAAGTTTTAAGCCTATAAGGAAATGCAGTTCCTTCTAGGTGACTTCTTTCTAATATTATAACATACTTTCTAAAATGCCATGAATAGAAATTTTTACAAAATATGTATTGCTGTTGTTTTAATAACTATAGTGTTTGATGTAATACTCTTAATAAAAAGTTTTGATATATGGAATATTATTGGATTATTAATAAGTATCTCACTATTAGTTTTCTTTACAAAAGAATTAAAAAAGGATGGTAATTAAATGGAACAAAGAGAATTAAATATAAGTTTTCATAAAAGTGGAAATGGCTATACTACTACTAGATTATCTTTACCTATTAATTGGGTTAAAGAACTAGGTATCTCTCAAGATGAAAGAAAAGTTATAGTTACTCTTAAAGATAGAAAAATAATTATTGAGAAAGCTGAAAATGAATAAAAAAAGAGGTAGTAACTATTTCCAGTTACTACCTCCTAATCAGTTTACTTGTTTATAAAATCTAATGCCTTGTAAAGAGTGTCAAATCTATCATTACCTTTTATCAGGGTATAATTTTCTTTAGTCATGGAACCTATCTTCTCACATGCTCCACCACCAACAACATATAAATTTTCTGTCTGACCTGGTATGTAATTTTTTATATCACATATTAGTATTTTACCATCATTATATCCCCAGCCAACTACAGTTGCAGGTATTTTGTCAACTGCTCCATCATAAACGATTGTATGTTTGTACATGATTTTTCCCTCACCATTCTCTTTATTATCTATTGTCTTATTTAAAATACCTTCTGCTATTAATTTAGCAACTATGTCTTTATGTCTAATATAATAATCTGTATCTGCTTTACTATCTACGAAGCACACTTCTATTAATATTGCAGGAGCTTTTGTATGACTAAGCCAGTAAAGACCTCTTACATCCGATTTTGCACCTCTATTTTTAAATATTGTTGATAGTTTTTTGTTGACTCTTTCAGCATATACCTTACCATTGTTAGTTTTGTATATTGTCTCTGTACCCATAGGATTTAGAGTTGTTTTATTTGCGTTGAAATGGATTTGTACTGCTAAATCTACATTTTGCCTATTGGCAATTTCACATTGTTCTGCTAAATAGTTATTAGATTTATCTATTTTTCCAGTATACACAATAGCTCCACCTTGTTTCAACCATTTAACAATTAAATCAGTTAAAACTCTGTTTTCTTTTCCTTCATCTATATAACCAACTGCCCCTGTTCCTTTTCCTGTTAGTGTATGTCCTGGTACTATTACTACTTTCATCATTTATCACCTTCTTTCTGTAGCATCACCTTTATATCTGTTACATCTTCCTTTATTTCCTCCACATCAGTTTTCATTGCTCCCATTTCAACAAGTATATTTTTATTGATTTCTTGTTGTTGTGTTGATAGTTCAATAAAGTTTTCTACTGTCTTTTTATACATATCTCTATCTTCTTTTTTCTCCTGCATAGTATTTTTGAATAGTAAAGCACATAAGATTCCTATTGCTCCTAAACTACTTAATTCTGTTAATAATTGTTCCATGATGACCTCCTGCTAAAATTGATATAAAAAAAGAACCTTTATATTTTAGATAATAGGTTCTTTTTATACTTCTTCTTTGTTTATCATATTTGTTAATTCTGTGTATTCATTTTCTTTAATTCTATTTAATGCATAGAATACATCCAATTTAGTCTGCAATTCTTCTTTAGTTTCATAATTTTTTTGTTCAATCATTCTTTTTAAAATATTATACATGTTGTTCCCTCCGTTTTTTATAATTTTATAACACGTTATTTGTGTTAAGTTCTAACATAGCAATTCTATAAGCATTATCTACTAATAAACTATCTTGCTGCTTTTGATTTTCTATTAAAATTGTAATTTTATCCTCATTTATTTCTTCTATACTTGGCTCTGATTTAGGTGGATTATTTTGCAGTTCTAGCCACTCATTATAAACCTGTTCTCCTGTTTTAATTAGTTTTCCATTTTTTATCACTGGAGTAAATAATTTTTTATCATCTGTAATAAAATAATTATCTATATTATTTAAATCATTTTCAAAACCATATTCTATTAAAATATCTTTTTTTTCTTTTAAATTTAGCATACATTTCTTCCTTTCTTATTCAATAAAATAAGTTCCATAACTATATATATCTTTATTACTTCCTAATTGTGTAATTTGAATGTATCCATTTGCAAAATTAAAATACATAAAGCCTTGAACTAATTGATTATTTTGGGTTGTAAATATTGGAAAAACATAGAAAGTTTTAGGTGTAAATCCATCAGGAAGCTTTAATAATGCAGTACTATCTGTAATTATTCCACCAGTTATACGCATATGAAAACTAACTTGATTTCCATTTTTACTTATTATAAACCCATCATTATCTGAAACAGTTTTCTTCCATCCATTCAATAATTTATTAGATAAATCTATAATTACACTCTTAGAGTGTATATTATTGATACTTTTTATATTATTTCTAATAACTTCTATATGACTACCTAAGTTTTGAGTACTTTCAAAATTTATACTTGGAATAATACTAGTTTCACAAATAAATCTAGTTTGACTGTTGTATTGTTGTAAATCTAGCGATGTTAATTCAATTTCTTCTGGTATTTCTAATGGATAAACAACTTTTATTGGATTTAATCTCATCCATTTCTTAGCCCCTTCAATATCTTGTGTTTCTAATTTACTTTTTAAAATTCTAAAAGAAATTGTTCTATTTTGGTCTATAATTATACCTTCTGTAGTAATTTCATTTCCCCAAGTCGTATCTACACTCTTGAATTTATCACAATATATAGTATTAGCCCTACCCAATGCTCCTTCTAGAGGCTTAGCATCAGGAACAGGGTCAGTTCTAACATAAAGTACAATATTATTGTTCTGGTCTTCCAATGTTCTTGGATTAAAATTATCACCATCAAGAATTACTTCTTCACATCTCTTTATTAAATAATATTTATTATTCTTATAAACTATTTCATCTTTTGTACCATCAGGTAGGCTTCTTAGAGTATATGGAATTATCTTTTTATCAAATTTATTTCCTTCAAATAACATAGCTTTACCATTTATTAAATTATCTACATGTAATGTCACTTTAATAAAATGTGCATTACTAGGTGTTTTTTCAACCCAATATCTCCAACTTGAATTTCCTGTTAATTGGAAATATTTTTCTGGAGAAGATATACCTTGTATGAAATTTTTATTTGAATCATAATATTGTCTATTAGCGTTCAATCCATAAAACACATATTCTGTATTTCCCTTTATTTCTATAAATTCTTCACAAGCATAATATTTATCATCAGTATCCAAATACTCTCCACTAAGACTATTATATTTACCCTGAGTATAAATATAATCTGATTTTATTAAATTTGGTGTATTTATTTCAGTTGTTAATATTTCAATTTTATTTCCTTGCCCAACACTTTGTAATCCTTCAAAATAAGAAATATCTTTAGTTGTATAATCACCTTCTAAAATTATCACTGACTTAGTAAACTCTTGTTTATCTACATCAGTTTCTCCCCAACCTTTTACACTGTGAGCTATACAAAGACAATTAGTATCAGTTATATCTATGTCTATAGTGTATAAAGTTTTACTATTAGGGTTCATCTGAAACTTAATTATATTGTCATGGAAATAATATATCTCTTTATCACTTAAATTAATAAAAGTGTATTGTTTTTCTTTTTCAATGTACTTAAATGGATTTAAATATCGTAAGCCTTCTGTTACAATTATATTATTTGGATTAGATAAATTAACTAATGTCTTACCTTGTATATTAACATTAGTTAAATATCCCTTTTTACTATTTTCTATTGTACACTCTCCATTATCTGTTATATAAGACAAATTAAGTACTTCTTTTAAATTCTCTATATCTTCAAATCTTTTATTTGTGTCAACTGGTAAATTCAATATCTTTTTTCTAGCTTCTTCATTTAACAAATTGTATTCTCCTTTCTAATCTAATATATATTGTGCATTTATAATAACAGCCGTATTTGATGTGAGTGAATTTACTTTAAAATCGCCATATGAATTTATATATAGCAGTCCTACAGATGTTCCAATTGTATTAAAAACTTGGAATAGCTGGTTAGCTTTAGGAATCATACCATCTGGGATTTTGCATATAACTGTTCCGTTAGAAGTTGTACCACCTTTAATACTTCCAATAATAGTTACAATATTCCCATTCTTTGTAATTACTAAATTCCTATGAACATCACTAAACAAAGTCCATCCATTTATCAACTTACCTGATAAATCTATTGTTTTACTATAAGTACACATACTTTCTAAAGTATTAATTTTATTTTTTAAAATTTCTATATTACTACCAAAGTTTTGAGTTACTTCAAAATTTATAGTTGGTATAATATTTCCTATTTGTGTCACAAACCTAGTTTCACCTTCAAAAGTTTTCAACCCTAAATCTACAAGTTTAATTTCTTTATTTTCTTTTAATTGTCTAATAAAAGTTACATTATTATTATTTAACCATGTTTTAAACCCTGTTAAATCTTGTGTTGCCAATCTGCTTCTTAAAATTCTTATATAAATATTTCCATCTCTATTTTCATAAACACCTTCTTCTGTAAAAGTATTTGTAATTATTCTAATACCTTTAAATCTATTACATTTTAATTCTATATTATCTGAATTATTGTAACTTCCTTCTGTAATTTTAGCATAGAATATTAATGTCTTATCATTTGAATTTCCATGCTGTATCCAATTTTCTTGCCCATTTAGAGTTATTTCTTCACACCTTTGTATTAATTTATGACCATTATTTTTGTAAATTATCCTATCCTTAATTTCACTAGATAAACCTCTTAATGTATATGGTATTATTTTTATATCACCTTTTTTATAAATATTCAATTGAGAATAAAACTGGTCTGTTCGTGCATAATACAATCTAAAATGAGTGCAATCGGTAGGAGTTTCAAAATTATTTGAATTTAATATGACTGATTTAAATATGTTATCACCTTTCTTAAATTGAATTTGTTTTCTATTACCACCTAAGAAATAATATTCTACATTAGGACTACACTCAATCCAATTCGTAGTTATGCAAGGCATTCCTTGTATAAGTTCTTCCTCTAATGAATTTCCATCAAAATATCCATCTTGGTAAGTTCCATCAAATAGATTTTTCCCTTGATAACTAAGAAGTTTTATATTATCTCCTTGACCAACGCTTTGCAATCCTTCAAAGTAAGAAATATCAGTATTAGTGTAATCACCCTCCAACAATACCATTTGTATATCTAAAGTACTTGAATCTGTTGTATATACTCTTAATTTATCTATATTATTATCCATATTTAATTTTAAAACTTGATTTCCATTTTTAGTAAATACTTCTTTATTACCACCTTCACTAAGAATTGTATGTATAGTATAAGATACATTTATATCTGTTACATTTACAATTAAAGTATATATACCTGTATTTAATCTATTTAGCAAATTCACATACACAGCACTATTATTCAATTTGATAAAATCGCCTTCTTTAGTACTGTTTCCTTCTAAAGTAAACATATCTGTAGATGCTAAATTAACTAGTGTCCCTCCTTCTATATTGAAATTAGTTAGATAACCTTTTTTGCTATTTTCTATTGTATATTCCCCTGTATCAGTAGTGCATCTTATATTGTCAACTTCCTTGAAGTTTTCTATATCATCAATTTTACTTTCTAAAACTTTTAATAAAGCTTCTATCTTTACAGAAGAATAAGTAGTTGTTTCAGTACTTCTATTATCATTAATAGTTGCTGAAACCATATTTATAGCTGAATTTCCATTTATAGCTATACATTCTAGTTCATTGTTTGATTCATTAAAAATTTTTATACTATTATCATTTAAAATTTGATATGAACAAAATACATTGTTATTAGTAGTTTTATCTATTAAGCTTATAATCACCTTTCTAGTTACAAGATTATGTTCAACTATAGTTGTATATACACCTTCTTCTATTGTCCAATCATCTGTCGATATATCTTTAGATATAGCTACATTAGTGCCACCTTGAATTAGTTTATCTAAATCTTCCTTACTCGCTTTCTTACTAAGTTCTAAGTTAATATTATCCTGCTCATTATTTAATTTATTAATATTTTTTACTACATCTTCATTTAACAATTTATCACATTCTTTCTTATATTAAATTTATTTAGCTGTAAATATATCTCCATAGTAGTAATCACCAGTAGTACTTATTTGAACATTCACTTTACCAAAATATACTCTACGATAACAAGTTAACTCAGAATCATAATGACTTACAATACCCGGGAATGTTCCTGGTGAACCAGAACCATTACCATCTGTACCAGTCTGAATGAATCCATCTGCATTAATAGTAATTGTTCCATTATCACTATTAGTAGTATATTTTAATATAAATATTTTATTTGGCTTTGTAATAACATCTCCTTGAGAGTATGCTCCTACATTTGTACCAGTATTAGATTTTATCCAAGAATCCGATTGATAATTAAATGTTCGTGTAAAACTACTAGAATTTAATAATGTAGTTTCCAGTTTTGAATCAAGTCTATTATCCCAAATAGCTTTATTGAAAGCTTGTAAATTAACCCTGCTTTTAGAAATAGCCAAAATGGCTGTCGAGCTACTTGCGATGGCAGACATGGCTGTCGAGCTACTTGCGATGGCAGACATGGCTGTCGAGCTACTTGCGATGGCAGACATGGCTGTCGAGCTAGAGATTACTATATTTAAGAATCCCGAATTATTTATTATTGTGTTTACTGCTATTTGTGAGCTTGCCACAGCATTCATTGCTATTTGTGAGCTTGCCACAGCATTCATTGCTATTTGTGAGCTTGCCACAGCATTCATTGCTATTTGTGAGCTTGCCACAGCATTCATTGCTATTTGTGAGCTTGCCACAGCATTCATTGCTATTTGTGAGCTTGCCACAGCATTCATTGCTATTTGTGAGCTTGCCACAGCATTCATTGCTATTTGTGAGCTTGCCACAGCATTCATTGCTATTTGTGAGCTTGCCACAGCATTCATGTATTTATCACTTCTAGCTAACGCATCCGAAGTGTTGATATTTATATTATCTATCCCCGCTAGCTTCGCTGCGGTTTTTGCTATAGCTAAATCAATTTCCTTGATAGAATTGAAAGCTAATTCGTCACTTGATAAAGCTGTTATAACACTTAAATTATTTTCTATGCATTGAAATATAGCAATTATATTATTTTTGTCTAAGTTATTATTTGATAATAAATCTTTTATACTTATAAAATTAGTATTCATATTTTCAACTATAGGAAAAATCTTATCTTGATATTCTATATTAGTTGAATTAACCATACTAGTCATATTTGTTATCAAAGTATTTATATCTAACTTAAATATACTATTATGAGTTTCTAAAATCTTTGTAAGTACAAGTCTAATAACATTTGTATTTGCTAAAACTAAATCTAATGTATCTTGATTAGCTAATAGTAGCTGTGTAGCTTCTAAATTCTCAAATATCATTCTAACTGATTCATGATTTGTTGATATATGAGTCATTGCTTCAATACTATTTATTATAGCTTCTCTAATTACATTATTTTCTAAAATCGCTTTTATAACAGCTGGTTCTGCTGTAACTTTTAAAATATATTGTCCTAGCAAATCCATTGCGTTTGAACTTGCTACAACTGCATCCATACTTGTTTTACACATAGTTAAAGCTACTATTGCATTACTATTATTAAGTATCGCATTAGTAGCTTCTGTATCTGCTAATATTTCATCTATAGTTGTAAGACTTTCTAAATCAGTACTATTTAAACTAAAAGTAGAATTAAACCATGCTCCTATAGTTGACTTTTCTTGTTCTCTTGTAACATATCTATCATACCCTGCTTTAAATTTTTCCTCTAATGAATTATAATGCTCTACAGTCATTCCTTTTACTACATTATCAGCATTCCCCAAACTAAATATATCTGTTCTGTAAAAGGCATTTAATTGTTCCCCCAGCTTAGTACTTTTATCAAACAGATTGTCAATGTCTGTTTCTGAAAAAGCTGTATACACAACTTCTCTAATTCCTCTATCAGAAAATAAGTATAAACTATTTAAGTACAGCTCTTCCCAAATCCTATGATTACCTTCATATAAAAGATAACTTTCAGAACCATTTAACTTCAAATCTTGTAAATAATTTAAATAATTTAAAGGTTCTCCTTGAATATCACTATTTATTTTATAAACCTCTGCCCAACTCACTAAATCACCCCTTCATTTGTAACAGATTCTTCTATCATTCCATTTTTAAAGTTAGTTATTGTTGTATTTATTAATATATCATTTATATACTTTTCTTTTGATATAGAGCCATTTGTATTAAACTTTGTAATATACTTGATACTATTATCTAATGTTTCTGTTATAGAACCATTTGTATTAAATTTTGTTTCTTTATTTTTATAAGTATCTAATTGAGAAAGTTTTTCTTTTTCTTCAGTTGTATAATCTTCTGTAGATAGTTCTTTGCCTTCAACTTTCTCAACATATATATCATGAGTATGTTCTAAATTAGCTTTTTTATCTAATCCATCTTTTAATAATCTTTTTGTCTCTATACTAGAATAAGCACTTTCAAGAGACTCTATATCATCATTAATAGTAAATTTTATAAGTTCAATAGCAGAACCACCATTAACTACTGTAACTTCAATGTCTATAGCAACTTCATTAAACAGTATTATATTATTGTCATCCATAATTTTATAAGATGTAATTAAACTTTTCCTATTAAGTTTATCTATTGAAGAAACTAATATTTTTTGAGTAACAAGGTTATGTTCTACTGAAAGTTCAAATCCTCCATCAACTTCAACCCATTCAGACGTATCATATGATTTATTAAATGCTACATTTATTCCACCAGCAATAAGTTGCTCTATTTTTAAATCTAGTTTATTAAAATCATAAGTTAATCTTTCTTTTAAAGTATCTTTTATCTGACCATCTGTTGTTTCTTTTGATTGTAATATTTCTCCTGCTGTATCTAAATTTTCTAATTCATTGAACCTTTTTTCAAACTCAGTTATTTTATTGCTAACAGTTGTTGTCATATCTGTCTTAGCAGTATTTACTTCAACTATTTTGTTATCAACCTCATCTACTTTATCATCTACTTTTTTCTGCATATTAATTATAGATGTCTGCCTAGTTGACTCATTTAGTTCTCTAGTTACCTCATTACTTTTTCTAAGCTCTTCATTCTCTTCTCGTTTAGTCTCTGAATTTTGTCTTATTATTTCATTTGCTTTTCTTGTTTCTTCATTTGTTTCTCTTGTTGTTTCACTAACTTTTCTAGCTTCCTCATTGGTATTTCTGGTTGTTTCACTAGTGTTTCTTATTTCTTCACTTGCTTTTCTAACTTCTTCATTAGTATTTCTTGTTTCTTCACTAGTGTTTCTTATTTCTTCACTTGTTTTTCTAGTATTTTCATTACTTTTTCTTATTTCTTCATTTTCTTTTCTTGTTTCTTCATTACTTTTTCTAAGGTCTTCGTTTTCTTCTCTTGTAGTTTCTGATTCTTGTCTAGCTACTTCATTAGCAACTCTTGTTTCTTCGCTACCATTTCTTATCTCTTCACTTGCTTTTCTCGTATTTTCATTTGATTCTCTAGTTTCTTCACTAGTTTTTCTTATTTCCTCATTTGATTCTCTAACAGTCTCATGAGCTTCTCTTGTTTCTTCATTAGTATTTCTTGTTTCTTCACTTGACTCTCTGACTATCTCATTTGTTTTTCTTATTTCTTCATTAGCTTCTCTTGTTATTTCACTTGTCTTTCTTATTTCTTCATTGGCTTCTCTTGTCGTTTCACTTGTTTTTCTTGTTTCTTCATTAGCTTCTCTAGTAACTTCCTGTGTTTTTCTTACTTCTTCACTCTCACATCTTTCAACTTCACTATCTTTTCTCTGATTTTCACTTTCAATCCTTATATTCTCATTGCCAATTCTAACATTTTCAGAACTTATTCTAATTTCTTCATTAGATTTTCTTACATTTTCATTTTCTTGTCTTTCTTCTTCATAACTTAATACATTTAATATGTCCTTTATTATATCCCAACTAGGCTCATCCTCTATTGCATTTCTATTTATACTTTTTTCAACTTTTATTATTGTAGAAAACGTAGTAACTACCTTATCGTCTTTATATAAAGTTATCTCAGAAATAACATCTCCTTCTTCTGAAAGCTCTATATGACTTAATTCAGTATAAACAGTTGAATCTTCTATAGTACAATTTTTCTGAGTAACTCTTCCACTTGGTAAATTAAAAAATGCTAATGCTGTATATCCAGTTAAATCAACATCTATAGAGTCTTGTACTATTCTCATGTTATAAGATACATTATTATCATTTTGCTTATATCTTGCTATTTGATACATCTTTGTGTTGATATCTACAATATAAATTCTATCTCTCAAGTTATATCACCTGCTTTCTAATACTTCTATTCGTTTTGTAAGTTCTTCTATTTTTTTACTTGTTATATCTTTATAATTTTCAAAATTTGATATAGTTTTTTGTAAAGATAATTGTAATACTGCTAAATGAGATGTTATATCTTGTGCATAGACACCTTCACCAGCTTCATCTGATACATCTTTGAAAATGTACTTAGAAATAGGATTATCTAAAGAGGAGTCTATATCAACCTGTAGTCTATGTTCAATATTGTTGTTTTTCATAGATTTTAAATTATATGGTGTGAATACATCAGATTGTACTAAGCTACTTTTAACAAAATCTATACAGTTATTTGAAATTTCTTCATTAAATGTACTCTTCATCATTCGAGTAGATGTAGCTGCTGTTCTTGCTAGTTGATTTAAATTATTACATACTAAATAATCCCAAGCTTTCCTATTTGAACCACAATTATACCAACTATCTATTTGAGGATTTATATGTTGTGTATTCAAACCTGTATTAATGTAACTTTTTTCATCTTGATAACCAAATTCAAATACTTCCTCTCCATCAAGATAACCACTAATTACATCATCAGAAACATATATATATGAATAATCATTATATTTCATACGCATTGCTTTTCCTATACCTACTCCAAACTGAGCAGTAGCATCTAAAGCACATTTTGCACCATTCCCCTCAAATAGTAATATGAATGGGTTTGATGAACTAGCACCTATTCTGTCACATAAAATAGTACCTGTGTCTATATAATCAGCATTTATATATAATCTACTTCCACTTAAATATATTCCACAATTTCGATTCCCTGTTAATGCATCAAATACTGCTTTTTGGTCACTAGTTAAAACACTTTCATAGTTATTTTTATCACCTATAGATAACTCATTAGCTCTTATATTCACTTTTCCATTACTATCTACTTGTAACGTTGTATATCCATCATTATCTCTGACAGTTAAATTTCTACCATTTATAAATTGTCCTTCTAAAGTACCTGTTTTTATATAACTAGCATTTAGATATAATTCATTCCCAACCATATAGAGTCCCTTTGCAAGACCATTGTTAGTTAGTTTATTAAATATCTCAAGTTGAGTTATATCGTCTATTTCTCCGCCAATAATAGATTCCAACGACTTTCCTTTTAATGTAAAGGTAGTTGCTCCTATATGAACATTTCCAAAACTATCTATATTTAAAGTTGTTTGGCTATTTCCATCAACTACAACTAAATTCTTTGCCTCAATATACTGCCCTTTTACTTTTCCTACATTTATTTTATCTGCATCTAAATCTCTTATAACTGCATGACCTATAGCTGCTTCTTCAAAATATTCAGCTGCATCACTTAACTTTCTAGTTGTTGCACTAACTTCATTTGAAAATTCATTATAGTTATCATGTGTATTTCCTGCCCTTACTCTATAATACCAAGTTTGCATAGGCTTAACTTCATGAAGTAATGAACTTGCTTGACCCACATATATCCTATTTGTATATCCTGCAGTATCTGGTTCAAATCCTTTTATTTGAGATGCATATACTTCATAGTTATAATATAGTTTATTATCAAAAGTCCAATCTAACTGAATCATACTCCATAACCCTAATGCTGTGACATTTGAAGGCTCTGGAAGTGTATCCGGAAAATTATCACTTTCAATTACAATATTATCTACATTATTTTGAACCTTATCTATTTTTTCTTCTAAATCATCTATTCTTTCGTCTTTAAAATGATTTACTAAGTCACCAATTTCAACCGAATTGTATTTCTTTAATACTGGATTATATTCAGTTTTTACTACCCTTGCAGTAGCATTTATACCTAAGTTATAGTCTCTAACTATTATCTCATCATCCATATTTACAGTTTCAAGCATCTTATAGCTTTTATAATCTTCTGTAGTTGATAAATCTACAAATTCTACTTTGTAAGTAACTTTAGGTAAATCAACATTATTTTCAATAAAATAGTCTTTACATTTATTCCTTAAGCTTTCTTCATTCTTAACATCATCATCTGAAAAATCAACTGCAACAATTCTTTGAGTTGGATAATTGTTTATATACTTGCTTTCTATATATTTTTCTGGTAGTGTAATTTTTTTATTTTTACCACTTTTTTTAGTTGCATATGGATATATCTTAGTTATAACTTCTTGTGTATCATAAGTAGCTGTTAGACCTATTATATTCTTCCTATATGCTAGTAATACATTGTTACTTTCTCCAATATTATTTAATAAACTTATATTGAAATTATCTCTTTTTAGTTTAGACTTATTATTAAATAATTCTTGTATGTCAGATATAGCATTATGTGGGCTTACACAAGAGATGGAAAAGTCTTTATTTCCTGTTATATCTGAATATCCTACAAATCTATTTTCTTCAGTACATGACCTAAATATTTGATTAAGAGCTTCTTCACAGGTAACATTTTTAAGTTCTAAATTTTCTATAAAATTATTTAATAAATCATAACTAATGTGTTCTGCTTTAACTAATATTTTTCCATCAAGTTCCTTAGAAATATAGTAAATCCTAAATAATTGATTTTTAAGCCTTGGAGAAGCATCAGCCATAACTATTTTATTATAATCAATTTCATCAAATAAAAAAGAGCCCACATAATATGTAAACTCTAACTCAAATAGTCCATTTAATTCTTCTGTAACTTTTGTTTCAAATGCATCTTTTAGAATCCCCAAACCATTATTTTTAAAATTTGTTTCATTTGCTTTATATAATCTAAGCAATCTATAACACCACCCATCTAGGTTCTATCTCTATTTTTTCTACATCTCCAGAGTATGTTATTATATTTTCACCATGTTTAAATGTTGGAAAATCTCCAAACATCCTACTATTTTCATTAACTACATCATTTGTATGAATATCTATTTTGTAAGCATTCATAAGTTCACAATCAATATATATATGCCCTTGAACTTCTGTAAGTTCTATCACCTCATTATTTATTTCTAATGTTATATCTCCATTTCCAAATACTTTTATAAGAGGATACGAAGCCATTCCAGTATTTATTAGCTTAGAATCTGATTCATTTATTGTAATTAAATTATTAACTAATTCTTTCTTAAGTGGTTTACATTCAAATGTAATCTTAAAATATCCTAAATCTTTTATAATTTCTTCTAAATCTAGTTTGTTAATACAAACTGCTTCTCTATAATAGTTTGGGTCAGTACTTATAATAAGATTTTTATATGAAAAATCAGTTTGTAACAACATCTTTATTTCAGATGCTAGTATATTAATATCTTTACCATCTACATCTATATAGCATTCTATTTCAAGATTAAAATTACTATAACAACCTTCATCTAAAATAAGGCTCCCATTCCTTCCTGGTATCTCTATTCTTTCAAATCTACGTTCTGGCGATGCAAGTTCATTAATATCTGTAATTACAATACCAAAATCTCTACTATTTATTTCGCCATATTGAAAAGAAACTAATTCATTTTCACTGACACAGTATTGTAAAGCCAAATTATCACCTCCTACACATAAAAAAAGAGAGGACTCAAATTTTTCTTTTGATACATCTCCTTCTATTTACTTTGCATATTTTTGCTAAGATGTGATATAATAAAAGCAAGAAGAACTACAATCTATTGTCAGTAGAGCGGAGTTCATAATTAAAAGCTAATTATTTTTTATGGAATTTGATTTTTAAATCAAACTCCCAGCCACTCTTTCGCACAGAGTGGCTTTTTACTTTTGCAAATATCTTACTTATTAAGCAAAATATTAAGCTAGCAATAACACCAGCTATTACATTAAGTAAAAAGTTGTTCATACTTACCACCTCCTTTCATTAGAAAGTAGGTTTTATCTCAGTATGAACTCCACTCTTAGATTATAGGTTACATCTTCTTGCTAAAAGTATTATACCACAATTTGGATATTAAAAAGATATTATCACATTAAAACTTTAGTTTTCTATTTGTAATAAATGCTATTTCAGAGCCTATTTGCTCTATATCTTGTTTAGTATTATTTATAAACTTTTCTATATGTAAAGTTAACTCAACTTTCTTATCACTACTTTTTTCACTATCAACTTTACTATTATTATTTATATTAACAGTTGCATCCTTCAGTAAATTATTTGATGCTATCCCTCTTGCCAGAGTATCTGAATATGCTATACTTTGTAAATTTTCTATTTCATTTCTAAACCTTGCTACTTCTTTTCTTCCTCCTGTAGGTATATTTACATCTTTAAACCCTATATTAGAAAGTTGTTTATTTATAGAATTAACTATGTCACTTAAAACCTTACCCAATGCTCCTTGCATAGATTTAATACCATCTATCATACCTTGCATAGAATCTTTGCCTGTTTCCATAAACATAGCTGGTACTACTCCAAATTTATCCTTAAAACTTTCAATTTGTTCCTCTATACTTCTTTGCATTTCTTGACCTAGTTTTCTATACTCTGCATCATAAGTTTTTTTCAATTCTTCAATTTCTTTTTCTATTCTATATTTTTCATCTTCTGTATCTTCTTTGGCTCTTCTTTCAGCTATTTTCTTCTTTTCTTGATATAATCTTTCGTATTCTTCTAGTTGCTCTTTTGACATCTTGTTGATAGCTTCTATCTCATTATGAGCTTGTGGTCCTTTAGCTAATAATTCCTCATATAAATCTTTACCTACTTTTGTAGATAAATCTGCCATATCAGTGTCCCATTTTCTAAGTACATCAACTTGTTCTTCTAGGTTTTCCATTAATTCATCATTGTCGATTTCCTCAAATGTTACAGAAGAAAATAAATCTGTATAATCCATTAAAGATTTTACTCTTGAGTTATATATTTTTTGATATTCTTCATTTAGTTTCTTTTGGTCCTCAATATATTTCTTATCTAAGTTTGCTACTTTTTCAGCATAATCTTCTTTAATATCATTATATTTTTTATTGAAATCTCTTTCAGCTTTTATTTTTTCTTCTCTAAGTTTTTGTAGTTCTTCTTGATGCTTTTCAGTATCCTCTTTTTCTTTTTTATTATACTTTTTATTAATTTTTTCCAACTTTTCTCTGTATTCTTCTTGGTCTTTTACAGATTCCTTATTATATTTATCTTTAATCTTCTTTAATGCTGCTAGTTTTTCTTTTTTGTTCTTATATTTCTTCGCTTCTGCTTCCTTTATTTCTTCATTTTCTTTTTCATTTCTTTCTTTTTGTTTCTTCTTATGTTCTTTATCTAATTCTGCTATTTCTTCAGCTTTTTCTTCTTGTAGCTTTTGAACTTCCTTATTAAACTTTTTAATTTCTTGTGCTTCTTTTATGTTTCCATTACCTATTATTGCTTGGACTGTTCTAAGTGTATTTGTTAATCCTTGTTCTATGTTTGACAATCCATCTAAATATGCTTTTGCTGAATTTTCTCCTGCTCTGCCAAATTGTGAAACTATTCCTGATGAAGAACTACCCATACCTTTTGCCATAGTATTAGAAAGTTTGCTTATAGAGTCTAGTATACTTCCTCTACTTGATGTCAAACCTTCCATTGATGCTCTAAACATCCTTGATGTTGGTAACATATCTTGCTGAATAAAATTATTACTACCTTGATGAATCATAGGACCACTTTTAAAAAAACTACTTACTACACTCTTTACCTTACTAGCAGCTGAAGAAATACCTCCAAGAATTCTATCTATTGTTGACTTTGCATCTGAAAATGGCTTAGTCATGAAATCTTTCATTTTATTAAATCCAGTTTGTATTGCAGATTTTATTAGTGTTATCTTTCTATCTATATCAGTCTTTATATTGACCCAAGCCGTTTGTATAAGACCTTTAATAACATCCCAAATGCTTGTTTTTCCTTTAATAACATCCCATGCTTTTGATATAAGACTACTTATTGTGTTAAAAATAGGCGATTTTGATTTAAGTTCATTCCACTTACCAGCCACAAAAGAAGTTATAGAACTCCAAATAGATTTTTTCCCACTTATAAAATCCCATGCTTTTGATATAATATCAGATATTGTTTTAAATATAGGAGATTTGTCTCTCAATTCATCCCACTTATCTGATATGTAATTTTTTATATTATCCCATATTTCTCTTGCCTTATCTTTAATGAAATTCCATGATTCTTCAATTGAAGAAGTAATAACCCCCCAAACAGACGAAGTATCTATTCCTAGTTCTTCCATACTTGATAGCCAGTTATCTTTTAAATCTTGCCACCACGAATTAAAGTTATCACCTAAGTTCTGCCATCCAGTTGTCCAACCCTCACATATACTATCCCACCAATCGGATATACCTTGTTTGATATCTTCCCACCAAGTAGATGCATCATTTTTTAGTTTTTGCCAACCACTATTCCAATCTTCACATATACCATTCCACCAATCTAAAAAGCCTGTTTTTATGCTTTCCCACCATGTACTTAAGTTATTAGATATGACTTCCATATCTCTATTCCAATCCTCAACAAACTTAGGTAAAAAAGTAGAAAGTTCCTCTACTAAATCGTTCCACCAAGTTGAAAATTTAGAATCTATATCCTTGCACCATTGGTCTAAGTTTTTCTGAGCATTGTTAATGTCTTCTTTTGTGCCTTCTTGAAATAATGTCCATTTACTCTTGACGGTTCCATCACCATTGTATGCTTTTATACCATCCCCAACCATTTTTTCAATTTCAGTTACAGTTTCTTTATGCTGTCCTTCTAATTCTTTTAAGGAATCTTCTCTTTGCTTCTTTGCTGCTGCTACAAGTTCATCAGCACCCTTATTTGCTTCTTCTGTCCCTGCTTCTCTAGCTATCGCTGCCATAAGCAATTGCTCATTATAAGCTTTTTCTATATCATCTTTCTGAGCTTTATAGTTTTTATTTTCTTCTGCTCTTAGTTCTGCAGCTTGTTTAACAGTCATCTTTTTATTATTTGCATGAACTCTTTCTTTTATTATTAATGCATCTGATGCACTTTTAGATAAGACTGTGATAGCCATATCATTATTTTCTTGTTGCAACTTCGAAATTTCCTTACCTTCTTTTATTGTAAGCTCTCGTTTTTCTTTACTTGCATTTGACCATATCTCATTTATTCTTTTAGAATTTTCTTTAAATTTTTCTTTTTGTTCATCTAAAGATTTTATAACTATTCCTGTTATTTCTATTTCTCTCTTTGAATTAAGCTCATTAGATTGATTCCATAAACCACTAAGAGTTTCTAAAGCTTTTGATTTAAATTCTTCAAATTTTGGAAGTACTTGTTGTTCTAATCCATCTAAATTTTTAGCCATTTCATCAACCATATCTTTTGTAATTACACTGCCACTTAATTGCATTTTCATAGCTGACTTAGTTATTTCTTCACTCATTTCAAGATATGAACCCACTATTTTCTTAGTACTTTTATCAACATCTTTTCCAAAATTGTCTATTTCTATAGCTGGTTTGCTCATTTCTTTTACTAGGTTAGTTCCAATTACTACAGCTAATGCTCCAAGTGCTAGTGTCAAGGTTCCTACAGGTGTACTCAAAAATGATATAGCTTTAGCTAAGGTAGCCATACCAGCTGATGTAGGTATTGTTGCTCCTCTTACCACAGCTAATGTTCTTGATAGAAATGTAAATGTGCCACCCAGATTTTTGATTGCACCTACAGCTTTAGGTATTGTAATTGCCATTGTCCCAAGGACTACTAATAAAGGTCCTATTGCTGCGACTACAGCTCCTATTGATACAACGATTCTAGCAAAATTAGGATTACTCTTAGCCATTTCGCTAACACTTTTCATAAAAGCAGTTGCCATTTCAGCCACTTTTGCAACTACAGGCATTATAGCTTCTCCCAAATCAGACATCATATTTTTCGCTGAATTCAATGCATCTTCAAGTTTAGTCTTTGTAGTATTATCCAATTGCTCAAACGCTTTATCACAAAGTCCAGTAGAATTTTTCATATCATTAAGCATTTGATTAAATGAATCAGCACTCTTTGTACCTTCGATTATTCTTCCTGTTGTAGAATCAACTGCATCACCTAACAGAACATTAGCTGCCTTTGCACCTTCTGCTGAACCAAATAAGTCTGATAGAGAAAGGCTATTTTTCTTTGCATAATCATTTAATGTTAATAATACATCTGCTGTTGATTTACCTTCTTTTTGTAAATCAGCAAATCCTTTATCTGTTAATTTTTTAAGTATCTTATCAACTTTAGTTCCACTCTTTCCAAGTTCATTATACATTGCATTCATATATGTTGTAGCTTCCGCTGATGCAATTCCCTTTGCAGTTAATATAGCATATCCAGCTCCTAATTGTTCAACTGACACATTCAGACTTTTTGCTGTTGGAATTATTTTACCCATAGAACTTGCAAGTTCATCTACCGTCAATTTGCCTTTATTTTGGGTCTGTATAAGAACATCACTTACATGAGCCATATCCTTCTGAGACATTCCATAGGCATTTTGAACAGTTGTCAACACATCTGTAGCTTTTGCTAAATCTGTTAAACCTGCTGTTGCTAGTTTATCTGCTTGTGCTAAGAATTCAGTTACATCTGCTTGCTTTACACTTGCAGATATCGCATTATATGCAGAGTTAGCATATTCATCATAAGCCATTCCAATTTCATTAGCACCTTCTTTTAATGTGCTTGCATAAGCATCCCACTCACTTTTACCACCTTGAACTTTTTCTGTATTTAGTTGTAATATAGAATTAACAACCGACATTGCTTGTTCTGTGTTTGTAGCTGCTGTTACTGCTGCTGTTCCCATTGCAACTAATCCAGTTGTAACTGTTGAAGTTAGTGTCTGCCCAATATCTTTCATTTTAGTTCCAATAGCATCAAATGGCATGCTTCTTAATGAATCACTAAGTCTATTAGCTTCTGCCTCAGCATTATTCATAGCTGTTCTCATATCAGTTAAAGACTCTTCTCCATTTTCAATTTCATTACCTAATTGAGTTTGAGAATTTTTAAGTCTTTCAATTGCTTCTCTATATCTTTGTGACTGCTCTGAACTTTCTCCATACATACTGTTACAACGTTCTAATTGTTGCTCATATCTCTCTATTTTACTTCCTATTTCTGTATACTTTTGCTTAGACTTATCTATTTCACTTGTAAGTTTAGATATACCTTGAGCATATGCATCTATTGTGTTTCTAGCTGTTTTTAGTTCATTCTCAGTCTGTTTTATAGAGTTTTTTAGTGATGAAAATGGTCCACTTGAAGTTGATGCTATCTTATTTAATTCTGATGCTGCTAATGCTGATTGCCTACCTATTTGTGTCAATGAATTTGCTGTATCAGAAATTTGTTTTCCCATTGCTGTCATTGCACTACCTGTGGTTTTTGTACTTGAATTAAATTGACTAAGTTGTTTAGCTGCATCTGCAAGAGCTTTAAAAAACTTCCCTCCATCTAAATCTAGATAACCTACTGCTGTTCCCAATTCTAGAGACATATTATTTCCTCCTTTCGTATAAAATTTTCTGAAATGGTTTACTTAATTGGCTAATTTAAATAAAATAAAAACACTTACTAGTTTAAAGTAAGTGCTTTATTTGTATTGTTTTTAATTATATAAATTATTGTATCTTTCAAGTGCTTGCTCAATATAATCCTTGCCCGATTCTAAACTTTCTGTGGAATCACCTAGTATCATAGTACAATAAGCTGCTCCTGATACTGTCATTCCTTTTAGTTCATTACATGCATTTTTCTGTTTATCATTCAATTCATGACCACTTTCATACTTTTCAATTTCTTCATTCAAAGTGCTAAACTGCTTTTCATATAAGTCAGCCACTGTTTTTAAATTATCATTAGTCATTTTTCCATCATTTACATTTTTTTCTATCTGCCCTAATGCATGCCAACCATCTTTAAACTCTTTAATTTGACAACCCAAAAATTCTTCTGGATTTAATTTATCTTTATCTATGCTTTCTTCTGGTATCTCTTCCTCTTCTTTTGGTATTTCTTGACCAGCTTCCTCCATTTTAGGTTCTGGTGAACTAGTACATCCCGTCATAAACATCATTACAGAAAAACATGCTATTATGCTCAAAACTAATACTTTTTTTGTTAATTTCATAATATAATCTCCCCTATTAAATTATTTATTCAAATATAATTCTATCTAAAATTAATAATTTAGTCTATTGATTTAGGAAATTTATCCAATTATTTAAAAATATTTACACTAAAAACACCTATATGTTTAAGTAGATGTTTTGTGCGTTTATTCAATTTTTAGACCACATAGTTAATATAATACTTTAGCTTCCATTTCAGCGAACTTATTACGTTCATCTGCTTTACATACCACTTAGTTAATATAATACAAGTGGTATACTTGGAGGAATTACAAGTAAAATAAACTTTACATACCACATAGTTAATATAATACTTGTTTAAAAATATTATAAATACACTTTTTTAAATTCTTTACATACCACATAGTTAATATAATACCTACCGCTCCTATAGACACAATAATTCTCGCTATTTCCTTTACATACCACATAGTTAATATAATACCCCAAAATAAATTAAGCATTTCCAGTTCTTACACATATAAAACCATATTAAAATTGCAGTGAGTAACCAGTAATGTTTTTGATATATTACAAAATATGCTTATATCGTAGTAATTTCAATGATTACATCCAATGTATATAAAAAATCGTACACTGCAAAATATCTATATTATCATTATATCATAAATTAACATTAATTTATTCTATTCATTTAGAATATTTTACCTATTAACTTTTTTCTTTTTCTCTAATGCTATTTGGACAAAAGTTTTTCTCTCATTTTTATCTATAGTTTTCTTTTCATTATTTTCAAATTTAAGCTTTTTATCATTTTTTATAGCATCTACTAAAAACATACAAGCTTCATCAAAACAAAAAGAAGTATATTCATCTTTAATTCTTAATATCTCACTAGGCATCTTGTTGTACATTATCACTTGATTTAGAATCCTCAATATCTGTGGACTCTTGATGAAAGTTTTCTAGTGACTTTGTACCTCCTTGAATACGATTAAATAATGTTAATCTTTGTTCAATAGAAAGTTCCAATCCTATTTTTTTAATTTGAGCATATGTAGGGTTAACTAGCACTTCTTTAGCCACTATATCCATCATTTCAAACATTTCTTTTGAGAAATTAGACTCATCATTCATCTTCTTTAGTACTTTTTCTCCTGTACTATCTTTACTTTCCTTCTCTTCAACTAAACTCATTGATGCTGTCATTAGGCTGTTTGGTATCTTACCAGCCATTGCAAGAGCCATTAAGTCAGGTTGTTTTACTTCTGCAACTAACATAGTTCCATCTAAAAATCTTCCAACCTCAATTACCTCAGTCAATTTTATTTTCTTTAATTCTTCTAAACTTGTTACTTTAAGTTCATTCATATTTATGTCCCCTTTCTAAAAAAGCTCTAGCTAATTACTAGAGCTTTAATCTATCTATTTATATACTTATACTAACTTCTTCAACCTTATATGTTTCTCCATTTGTTAATCCTATTATCTCTGTTCCTGTTAATGCTGCTTTATCAGACTCAGTATCTGTTAATGTTCCATCTGCTAAAGTATATTTTATATTACTATTAACTGTAACTTTATATATTTTGCCTGCTGTTAATCCTGTTATCTTTTTATCTCCTGCTGTTGCTCCTGATACAGATGCACTGTCTAAAAATACTTTTGTAGCTTCATAACCATTAGGTAATTCCTCTACTATTTCAACCTCATAAGGAGATTGCCCTGTGTTAGGTCTACTATTTATAACATATTCATTTGAGTAATATTCTCCATCTTTAAAGTTTAGTGGAACAGATTTTCCTTTACAATTTGGGAAAGTCGTCTTAGCAAATTGCCCAGTATCTCCTCCTGGTCCAACAACTGAACTATAAATTATTGTTTTAAAAGATTTCTTAGAAAAAGTCTTCCCTACTTCTGGAGCTAAATATCTCTTAAAGCTACCATCTTCCTCTTTTTCTATTGTTCCACCTTGCATTATTTGAAGTATTTCAGGACAAAATACATTATCTTTTAATGTCAAATCATATCCTAAACTTGTATCTTCTGCTGCTCTATTTGCTATTATTTTTTTCTTTATTTTTAAAGTTAATTCTTCACCTTCAGAAATGATTTCCTCTGTCCCTATCTCATCAGATGTATCAAATGTATATGTAACCGGATTTTGTTCAACTGTTTCAATTTGAACTAATACAACATCTGTAAGTGGGTATTGATTTAATATTTGTACTGCCATATTTATTACCTCCTAATTTGTTTGTTTTCATAATAACTTAATCTCGTGAAATAAGCTTGTTTTTCATCATCTATAAGAATAGGTAAAGCTTCATAAGCTTGTTTTATTCCTACTATTTCATCCATGACACTTTCAACACTTATCTTGTATTCACTTACTTTAGAATACTGTCCAATTGGATAAAATACATATATTTCAAATAAATCTTTTATTATATTTTTTTCTGTTGTTTGTAGAGGACCTTTTTCAAATATAACTAAAAAAGGTTCTATGCATAATCCTTGATGTTGTCCAATAGAATACACATTAAAACCCTTATTTTTTAAATGTTTATATATTTTTTTAAACATACTTCACCTACTTTAAAATCACATCAAGACCTCTTATAATACTTGGTGCACATTTTTCTATAGTTGGCATTATAATTGGATATGGTCTACTTCCTGGATGATTAACTTTTTTAACAGGATGTGATGCTCCATCCCAAAATAAATAACTTCCAGGTCTTGCTTCTATAACATGTGGACCTGTACCTTTTTCTAAGTATAATCCATAGTCAACTCCATGACTAAGTGCTATCCTTATAGTGTCTCCTTGCCATTCCCAACTACCATGTAGCCTATTTTTAGCATCATGAGTATGGTCTTTCCATGGTCTATCGTTTTTGGCAGTGCTTTCTAATAGTTGAGATGAAGTGTCTGCATAAGCTCCTAGTGCAGCCTTAGTTTTCATTTCTCTACTTACTAAAGCATTAAGCAGCTTGCTAGTATCAAATTTAAATCCATTACTCATACTATCTCACCTTTCCTAACTTTAAATCAAAATAAATATTCATTCTATTTTGATTTCCAAGGTCTTGTATAATAAACTTATTATCATCTAAATACAAAAAATCACCTTGCTTTATCTTTACTGTATCTTCATCACAAACAACCATTAAATACTGCTCTTTATCTTTTATAACAACACCTTTATCCTTTGTTATTTGACTTATAGAGCTACTTCCTTCATGATATAAACCTATCATATTACAAACTATATTTTCTTCATCTGAAGGCTCTCCAAACTCATTTACTCCAACTCTTTTTACTGTAGCTTCTGTTGGCATCTTATTGATAGCTTTGATTATCTTTGGTTTTACCTTTTGAGCTATCATAGACATCTACTTCCATTTGTTTTAAACTTTTTTGCCAGAGTTAACCAATATAGTTTATTTTCTGGCATGCTTAAGCCTCCAGGTAAAGTGATACTATCATTTTCAGCTTTTAATATACATAGTTCATACATAGTTTTATTAAAATCTTGATTGTTTTTATTGTAGTAATAAGTAATTTCATCATCAGAAAAAAAAGGTGATTGTTCTTCTCTAAGTTCTGTTTTTATATTTTTTAAGATTTCTAAATCCATACTATCACCTACTAAAAACTATATTTTATAACTTATGCTTAAATTCAACTATTCTTATTTGCTTAGGCTCATAAACTCTTGTCCAGTTTTCACCTTTTGCTAACTCTAATCTTGAAGGACCTTCTGTTTTAGCTACACTTGCATTAGTAAATTTTATACCTCTTGGATGTAGTATATATGTTTTTCTATTGATTAAATAATCTACTCCAGAACCTTTTTTCTTATCTCTATCTATTTCTGTAGCAACAAACCCTACTGGATTACCATTTCCTAAAGCTATTGCCCCACTACCAAATAGATAAGAAGTATAAACTCCTTCTTTAGATACAGGACAACCATCATCAACTATAACTAATTTATCTTGATAAACTTCAAAATCTGGACCTACATCTGGTCTAATAGTTTCTATTAAATTTTGTTTTTTAAGTGCTGATTTTGTAGCTGAATGCATTGCTATAGCCTTTAACTGACCTTGTGCATCTCCTAATAACTGTTGTGCATCTATAAAAGCTGATGGTGACCATTTTGCTGCATTTCCTGTTCCTGCTGATATATCTAACTTATTTGTTGTCATATTTGCAGCTAAAAATACACCATTTAAAACTGCTATAAGTTCTTTTTGCATATCTCTAGCCCAGAAGCTTCCAACTAAACTAGCTATTGCTGCCATTGGGTCTTTTCCTGCCATAGCTGCTGATAAATCAGTAGCTGCCCACATTTTTGCTCTTCTTAATATAGCTGCTGCATCTTGACTTGAAGTAATTTTATTTGGTGTTAAATCAGCATCTTCTATTATTTGCTCTGATTCTCCACTTAAATCCTCAAAGAAAGGCATATTTACAACTGGTGCAGCTTGAGAAGCTAAAGCATTTAAGCTTGCATCATTTGTAATTATTCCACTTTGATATAGAGCTGATAACTCCATGCTTTTGTTTATTACATATGGGTTAAACAATTCTGGTACTATTACATCACTTAATTTTGTTACTGCCATTTAAATCACTCTCTTCCTTATAAATTTATTCCTGCTTGAGCTGCAAATTCTTTAGCTTTATCAGGGTTTTCTTTTAATAATCTTCCTTGTTCTGTTAAATTGAATGTTTCTTTTATAAAAGGATTATTGACTACATTTGATTTTCTTGGGAAATTCCCTGGAGAACCTGTATTACTTGGAGTAGAACTTTCAAACCATTCTTTATATGTTTCTGATATGTCTTTAAATTGTTCATCTAATCCTATAATTTCTCCAGTATCTTTTACTTCCATTTTACTGGTATCAAATTCTTTACATAACAGCTTCCTATATTTTTCATTTACTCCAGATAGTTTAGAATTTATAGCATAGTCTATAGTCATATTCTTTATTTTAGCTCTACTCGTACTATCAAGTTCATTATATTTATTTTCCCATTCTTTCACTTTTGCCTCTATATCTTCACTGTTTTTACTATTTTTCTTCAAATCTGATATAGTATCATTTGCACCTTTTATTTGCTCTTCTAAGGCTAATTTTTGTTCTTTCAACTTATTGTATCTTTCATCTATATTTTCTTCCTTAGAAGTGTAAATTTTATCTTTTTTCATACCCTCAATTATATTTTTTATGTCTGTGTCCTGGTATCCCAATTTTTTTAATAATTCTTCCATTATTCCCTCCTACACTACGCTTTTATACGAGTTTTGCTTCTCTAGTATAGTTTGCTATTTGTTTCTTTTACGCCTATATATAGCTAAAAAAGGCAATAAAAAAACACCTACTAATTTTTAATTTCAGTAAGTGCCTTAATCTTCTTTTATTACTCCAATTTCTTTTAATTTCTTTCTAAATTTTGTTCTTATTTGTGCTTGTTCCTCTTCAGTTCGCTCTACTTCCCTAATAGTCTCCCCCCACGGAATGTCTTTCCATCTTGGATGGCTGAAAGGTTCTAAGTACTTATCATCTTCAAATTTATTACACATTTTATAGCTCCTCTGACTATTATAAATATTTACTCTTCCATTACACCTATTTTCTTGAGATGTTCTCTAAACTTCTTTTTGTTCTTAATCCTATCTTCTTCTGAGATTTCTTCATGACCTATCACTTCAAATCCAATTGGTGAATATTGTGTTCTCCATAAAAACATATCATGAGGAGATAATTCTTTATAAGCATCTCCTTTTTCTTCATCAGGTAGCTTTATAAATTCTTCTATTGTTAGCATTTAATACACTTCCTCTAATAAAATATGAATTGTTCCCTTAATTCTTTCAATTTCAATAACTTTAAACATTGAACCTCGTTTATATAATACTTCTTGTTCTTTAGGGTTATATTTACTTACATCTTTTCCTTTTTGTGAATTTAATATATACATCTGCACTTGACCCTCAGAATTATAAGTACTTCCTTTTGTTGTTGAAGTATAGTCATAATTAGTAACTATCTCCCCCAACTTGTACATACTTACGAATCTTTAATTTAAGTAAGTGTCTTTAATCTTCTTTTAATACTCCAATATCTTTTAGATGTTCTCTAAGTATTTTTTTATATTTTTTTCTTTCTTCTTCTGGAATGTCTCTATATCCTATAGTTTCACCCCATGGTACATCTTTCCATCTTGGATGACTAAATGGTTCTGAATACTTATCATCTTCAAATTTATTATCCATTGCGTTCCTCCATTAATATATAATATTTGCCATTCATTTCTTCTAACTCAATTATTTCAAATTTAGAATTTCTTCTATACAAAACTTCTTCTTCTTTTTCATTGTACATACTTATATTTTTACCATTCTTAGAATTGAATATATATATTTCTACTTGACCCTCTGGATTGTAGGTTTTTCCTTTTGTAGTCGAGATAAATTCTGAGTATTGTATAGTTTTTCCAATTTCATGTTCAATTAAAAAAGCTTCTAAACTTTCTTTATTATAAAAATATAATGACCTTGTAACATCCCCTTCATAATTTGGCATTTTATCTAAAACTCTATCTAAGTTATTTATAAACCATTCATCTTCTTCTGTCAATTTAATATTTCTTCTTAATTTCTCATTAATTTTATAGGCATCTCCACCCATATATTTATATAAAGCTAACATTTCATCTTCAGTTGGTTCTTTATTCTTATTAGCTTTTCCTTCTATTCCTGCAAAGTCTAATCCATATTCATCAAACCATTCATCAAGTTTAGAGTTTTCTTCTCCATCTATCCAGCTTCTTAACTCTTTACCTATATCCTCCATACTCATTGGAATATCATATTCAAAAGTACACTTTCCTAAAGGATGCTCTAATGGTAATTCTTCTGGAATATATGTTTTTCCATTTCTATCTGCACAAACCTTACACATCCTAGGATGATGTGATGACATCCATTTAATCCCTTTAACAAATGGATTCTTCTTACAACTTTCTTTAGCTGTCTTTTGATATGCATGAGTTATATATGTAGATGCCAGTCTATAGGCATTAAAATCTATTTTTTTATTACTTTTAGGGTATACCTTTGACCAATCATAATCTTTCTTAACCTTTGGATTAACATACTTTTCTAAATCTTTTGCTATATCATAACTACCTCTTTTTTCTGCTAATCCTCTACTTACAATGTAGTCTAAATCCTTCTTAGTTTTATCTATATTACTCCAAATTCTATCACTTAATTTAAGTTTGTCTTTGTACATGCTACCAGATATAACTTGCCTTAGTACATCTTCATGAACTTTACTAAACATATCAGTGAATTGTGGCTTTAAATTAACTGAATAGTTATCACATATGTTATTGAAAAAGCTTAATTGTTCATCTGTAGTAGTTTTTATTACTTTTGATATTTCACTTTCAATATCTTTTTTTAGCTTCTTTCCTAACCTATCATACTCTTTATTTAAATAAATTATACTTTCTCTTAAATATTGTTCAGTTAATGTGTTAGAGTTAACTCTATTTAATTTTTTTGCATATTCATTAGCTATATCTTTATATAACTTTCTTATCTTTTTAGTCGTTCTATTTGATGATATGTCTCTAGCTCTTTCAGCATTCTTCATAGCCTTATTAAACTTATTAGCCATTATTCATCATCAACTACTTCTTTTGACTCTTTTTCATTAGTTACTTCATCTGATTCTTCTGTATTTGTAACTTCTGTTTCCTCTTCCAAGTTAAAACTTTCTTCTAATATTTGTCTTTCAATTGATATTTGTTGAAGTTCTTCATCTGCTATATCATCATTACTATTATTCCACTTCTTAATGAAAGTCTTCCTAGACATTGCTTGAGCATTTACTTGTTGAATATCAAGTAATTTTTCTGAATCCTCATCTTCTTGTAATGGATATTGATTTTCAACAATTACTTCATAAGAATCTTTGTCCAATATAGGCATTTTTACTATGTTATATACTTCTATCATCTCTATCATGGCTTGTATTAACCACTCAAGAGCTGGACCCCATGATTTCATTTTTTCCTCACATCTAGTTATCAATTGCCAATACAAAGCTTTCATTGATTTACCTGATGTCATCATACCTTTAAGGTCCTGATTATTTATAAGTGGTATATTTAGTACTTCATGCATATCTGATTTAATTCTATTAAGAGAGTTTTCTATTCTAGTATCATATCCAAAGTCAGTGGGAATTGTATTAATCTGTGCTTGTTTTTGGTCAGCCGTTTGAGAAGTTTCTACATCCCAATAAGCTCCTGGTTTTATTTTAAAATGCTTACTTGACTCTTCTTCAACATCAACACCATATATGATACGATTCATTCCTTTTTTAAGAGTATCTATATCCTCAGAAGCTAGCTTATTATAAGCCATCTGATTATCAAATATCTCTTCTATGTCACTCTCACCCTTTAAATCACCAAGCAAACCATCATTAAGAATTACATAACAAGGTATTCCACTAAGTTTTAAATCTGTATCACTCACTATTTCTTCTATACATAACCCATAACCATTATAAATACCTTCACTTAATATACATTTACCATTAACCATTTCATATTTTTGTTTCCAAATTCTCTGTTTATCTTTTTCAACTTCTTGATTTGTTTGATGGAAAAATACGATTTTCTTGAGCTCATCAAATTGGTTATCAAATGGTTCATATATAAACTCTAAACTTGGTACAAACATTATCTTTAAACTCTTACTTTCTTTATCTGCATGTAGCTTTATAGCTATCCTTTTACCAATAAAACAATCTCTAGCCGCTTTAATTAGTTTATCTGAAAACAAATTTTTCTTTAGAATCTTATTAATACACTGGTTTATTTCTTCTGCCTTATCTTTATCTAAATCATTCTCTGGTTTTATTGTAAATATTGGTGTCTTACCAAATAAAAATCTAGCTTCTTCTTTAATAAGCTTTTTAATATAATTTGTTTTCTTCCTTGTTTGTTTATAATCTTGTTCCTCTTCTATCCAATGTTGTCCTGTACCTTCATACTTATCATATAGCCTTATAATTTCACCCATTTCTCTTATTACTTCTTGACCATACAATCCTGTAAGTTCCATCTGAATTATATCTATCAAATCTAACATGTTACACCCCCTATCTACTGTTATATTTTCTTTCTCTTCCATGTGTTTTCATATCTAACTCTAATGCATATCTTGTTGCATCAATTGAATGATTGTCTTTATCTTCTAACTTAGCTCTTACATTTCCATCCTTATCTGTTTGATAATCTATATTTTCAAATTCTCTAGCTATATTTGGAGTTCTGTTTGGGTCTATTACTATTGCTTGTAAATCATCCAACCAGTTCTCTCCAAATTCAATTGAACCAGGTCCTTTTTTAGCCTTCAATGCTTTTATTCCATACTCTCTAAGCTCTGCAATACTTCTTGGTTCTGCACTATCGCAAATAACATTAAAGTCATCATATCCTTTTGATTTAATCTTAGAAGCTAATTCTCTTATAGACATTTTCACCCCAAATATTTCATCTATAAAATATATAATTCTTTTCTTTTTGTCATAATGCAGTCTTACAAATGCCATAGGGTCTGTTGCATATCCAAAGTCATTACCTTGCCTTATGTTGTCAAAATGGAATATTTCTTCATTTGTAATTGTTTTAAACTCTAAATTAGAAAAAGGAACTACTCCGGAACCAATTGGTTCTCCTAAGTACTCCCATCTATATTTAAACTCATTTCTTATTTTAATTTCATTAGCTTCTTCAATGAAAGCCTTTGATATATGAGGATTATCTAAATAAATACTATGATGAACATATGTATTTTTAGGTAATGTATGTGTTTCAAATTTCTTATTAACCCATGATTGCTTTCTTTTTGGAGGATTATATGATAAGAATATTTTATAATTCAATTTGTCTGGTAATTCTCCACGTAACACTGAATTAATTACCATAGATAACTCATCCTCTGTTTTTATTTCTGCAACCTCTTCAAACCATGCAAAAGCTATTGGATACTTAGCTGATTTTATAGATTTTATCTTTTGTGGGTCATCAAGCCCTCTAAATATAAACTTATTTCCTCTTGGAATAAAAATAATTTCCATTGGGGATTTTTTAAACTGAAATAAATGTGTTAAACCAAATATTTCTATAGTTTCTTTCAATTGCTCATATACACTATCCATTATTGTATTACCAACTTTCCTAAAACAAACAGTATTTACTGGATATTTAATCATAGCCATAGTTAACCAAAAGGCTATATGTGTTGACTTAGCTGAAGCTCTTCCACCTTTTAATACATGATATAGATATTTGTTACTATTACTTACTTTCCAAAATTCATAAAAATTTTTATTTATTATTTCAGATATTTTTCTATCCATCATTTAAATTCCCTATATCATCAATTATAGTTACGCCAACATTTCCATCTAAATCAACCTTCTCAGTCCATAAAGCATACCTTTTACCCAATAATTCAGCTGCCTTATTTCTATCTTTTATACTTACATCTTTTTTTATTATTTCAGGACCATTTTCTGATACTATTACAACTTCTTCTTGCTCTTGATTTCTTAGTATCTTTGTTAAATACTCCATAACTTCTTTTGCATCTGCTATCCTCTTTGATTCAATTTGCTTTAATCTTTCATCAATGTAATTTTTAACCTTATCATTACTCAGCAGTCTACTTCCATTACTTTCTGATGTTCTTTGATTGTTATTTTTGTATGCTTTCTTGTATGCTTCTGTTGCATTACCAGTTTCAATATAATAATCACAGAACCTTTTTTGTTTTTCAGTCAAATCTGCCATACCACCACCTCTTTATTTGCTTTATAAATAAAAAAATAAGACTTTAAATTTAATCTAAAGCCTTATTCTTAGGGGATACATATTATATTTAAGGGAGCAAGTTTTAGGAATCGAACCTAAGATTACACACCAGTCCTTGCAAATTGAGTGAGGTTACCAAGCCCCACTCTTTTAGACATTTGAATTAAATTCCGTTTTAATCCAGCATATCTACATATAGTGTATTAATAAGTTTGAACATAGTAAGAATTGAACTTACAGCATCCTCATGCCCTGCCTAGTCTGTTCATATAAGCTAGGTGAATCCCTTTACCTAGCCCACATATATTTAGTTTTGAGAGAGAAATATTCATTTCCACAATACTATTATCTCACATTTTAAATTGTAAAATCGGCAGAAAAACGGCAATAAAAAGACCTAGAATTTAATCTAGGTCTTTCATTATATTATTTAACTTTCCATATTCTCTTTCCATTGCTTCAATAGTTACTACCCAATCACGACCAAATTTTTTACAATCAATATTTTCAACTAATTTTCCTGTTGCAACTGCTTTTCTAAGTGTAGAATCTTTCAAATTCCATAATTTTGTTGCTTCTGCAAAGCTATAAATACCTTCAAATCGATTCATAAAATTCCTCCTAATCATTGTTAGAAAATTGAGTTAATAACATAATATAACAAGAGTAATGCTCCAATTAATTTAATAGTGTCATACAGTAATTTCAATAATTCAAATCTTAATGCTCTATACTTATTCATTGTATTTTTAGTGACTATGTTTTATAATTTAGTTAAGAGGGAAGGTGCAACTTCCACTCTTAACGTTTTACTAATGTAGGCTATCTATTACCATTTTGATGACTGCTAATAGTGTGCCAACTTCGAGTACGAGTTCAGTTAATTCTTTTATGAGTTTTCTGAACTCTTTTATTTTCTTAGTCACTTTCTTTTCACCTCCTTTCTATATTTCAATTATATCACGCATACGTGATATTGTCAATAATTTCCATATACTTTTTTTATAAAAAAATAGACAGCTATTAACTGCCTATAAATCTAACATCTTAAATAATGGTTCTTGCTCTATTAGTGCTTTCTTTCCAAACAAGGCTATTGATATTGAACTAATGGCTTGATTAGCTCTTTCTCTTAATTGTCTTTCTTCTAAGTATACTTTATCAACTATTAAACTCCATTCTAAGCCTTCAATATACCTATACCTTATAATTTGTTTATGTATAGGTTTTAAATTGCTTATGGATACATCTATTGTATATTTTAGTGCTTCCATTTCATATAATTCTATCTGCTTTTCTATTATCTTTTCTTCAAGATTAATTAACTCATTTTCAACTTGATTACTTATTGAATTAGTCTTACTTATGGGAATGCTGTCATAGCTTAAACCTTGCATAAAATCACCTAAATGGAACTCTTTGAGATTTTTTATTTGAAGTTTTAGACTTTCAATATTAATATGTAGTTGTTTGTAGTTCTCAAGGTGTTTTTTAGTTGCCATAAAAAACTCCTTTTTAACTTTACTTGCCATAACATCACTCCTATTTATTTAAGCTACCTTTTTCTTATTTTCTTTTCTCTTTTTCTTAAGTTCACTATATTCTATCCAACCATCTACCCCATATTTTTTGCTTTTAGCAATCCATATCAATTTTTTGTCCTGATATTTATAGTCAAAAAGCTTTTTTCTAAGTTCACCCTGCTGTGTACTATACCCTTTCACATCTATATAAACGACTTCACCATTCCATTTGTATATGGCAAAATCAACTGTATATGTAATAGCTCTATAGCTTTTCCCATCTTTTTTAAATTTAGGTTGTAGTTCAAACTTTTGTTGAAGTCCAAAGTCTTTTATTTCTCCATTTTCCTTTTTTTCTTTTAAATATAAATAATACTCTGACTCATCTTTACTATCAAATTTAATTCCATCTATTACAATTTTCTTATTATTGTATTTACTCAATCAAATACTTCCTTTATCACTTAAAGTTACTCATACTTATTAATATCGTTTATAAATTCATAAACCTCATGTACACTATATCCAAACTTTTCAAATCCTTTTACATACCTTCTTATTGAACTTGATATACTTCTACCTACTCTACAATTTTCATATCCTTGCCATAAATTCTCTTTTTCCTCTTGCTTTACCATTTGAGAAACTGCTTTTTGAAACTTATTCATTGCTATTCCCCCATAGTGTTATTGTTTAAAATTAATTTTGCTGTTCTCTATTACTTCTATTAGCCTTTCTCTCACATCTTTTACAACAATAAATTTTTTTAGACTGTTTTGAGATGTAAAATAATTTACCACACCAATTGCAAATTATTCTTTTATTCATAAAACCACTTCTTTCTCATTTTTCAGGATATTTGTTATTACAATTTTCACACTCTTTTAGATTCAATCTATACTCATAAACTCTACCAGCTATAAAACTTCCTATTACTAATATTACACTAGCTAAGATATTCACTTTTAATCATCTCCTCATATTCTTCTCTAGCCTTATCTATAGCAATAAATATATCCTCTCCATTGTCATATAGCTCTTTTGCTCTTTTAATTGTATATTCTGTCCTTGAAACTTCCATTATTCCTCCTTAATATATTCAACTTTCCAGCCACTTCTAGTTTTACTTTTCTTTTTAATAGCTTGATAAACTGCTTGATATTTTAATCTTAAAAAACAGGCTGCACCATCTATAGACTCAAATTCTTTTACTTCCCCTGTATTAACATTTCTAATTCTTACTGGTAACTCTTTTTTTATTTTTCTGTCCTTCTTTACTCCAAACTCAGCTAACATTTTTTCTGGCTTAGGATATATCTTTTTTCCATTTTTTGTAATTCCCAACAAACAACAATATAATGCTAAGTAGTTTCTACATGTAAGGTCATCTTCAATAAGGTTGTCCACTACTGAGCCACTAAAATACCTTTCTACTTTAAACATTTATTTCACCTCATATTTAATTTTTCAGATTAAAATGGTAACTCATCATCATCTATAATTTCAAATCCTTGAGGGTCTAGTCCTATGGTTCCATCTTGTACACTCTCTTTATATGAATTACTCGATTTATTCTTGCTTTCTAATGATTGTACTGATTTTGTACTGACTTTTGTAAATGTTCTTTTTTCACCTGATTGAGTTTGATAATTGTCAACTCTTATATTCCCTTCTAATGCTACTAGCTTCCCTTTTGTTATGTAATTTGCACAGTATTCAGCTGATTTACCTATTACTTCTATTGGTATAAAATCAGTATCCCTTTTTCCTTCTTTATTTATATAATTTCTGTCTACAGCTATTGTAAATGATGCTACTGCTGTACCTGTTCCTGGTATGTATTTGAGTTCTGGGTCTCTAGTTAATCTTCCAACTAATACAACTTGATTCATTTTAATACCTCCATCAATATTATTTAAATTTAGCCTTTTGGCTTTTCTTTATAATTTCATCTAATTCTTTGTTACTGTATTGAGTAAATGTTTGTTCAAAATTAGCAAACTTATTTTTGCTTACTACACTATTAGGTTTTTTTGACTTTTTATTTTCATGTTGTAATTTATATGACTCTAATTGTTCATATGTAGTTATATTTGCATCCTTCCACTTTTTAAGGATTCCTTTTAAGTATGATAAATTCATATTCATTCTTTCAGCACATATCTCTATAGCTCTTTTAAATACTCTTATATCTACTTCATTAGATACTTCTAATAACCATTCAGCTGTGACTGGATATACTACTCCTATATTTTCTTCATATAGCTTCTTAAATTCTTTTAAAGAGTTATCCACAGCTTGCTCTATATACATACTACTTTTAAGACTGTTATTTATAATACTGTTACTTATAGTGTCCGACTTTTCCATGTCCGGTTGAACCATGTCCGGTAAATTCGGACATGGTTCCATGTCTGCTTTTTTCGGACATGGTTTTTTTTTATTTTCTTTCTTACATCTAATGGATATATGACTTTCTATATATCTTCTATCAAACACTACCTCATATATATTATTTTGCATCCTTCCTTCCCTAGTTTTATTTTTATATACTTTTATATAGCCACTCATCTTTAGTTCATTTAGATATTTACTAAAAGTATCTTTATTTATACCAAGTTCATGAGTCATAATATCCCTAGATGGATAACATGTCCCACTTGCTCCTGCAAAACTGGATAGATAGAAATATAAAGCTCTTGCTCCTGTTGTTAGCCATGAATCTCTAGCTACCAATTGTGGTGAAAGACCATACCCATCACTAAGTATATTTCCTTTCTCTATAGTTGCTTTGTCTCTGTCCTTCAAGAAATTCACCTACTTAATTATTCCTTTTTCCCTTTGTAATTTCTCATATCCAACACATATCTGGTCATATTCCTGTTTACTTAAATCTTTAACTTCTTTATTAAACTTATAATACACTTCACTTTTTACTCTATCTGAATCTTTGCCTATTGTATTTCCTATTGAAAACAGTCTTTTTATTTGATTTTGACTTATTTTTATTTGACCATTTTCACTTGCTTTAATAGAGGAGTTTGTTAAGTCATTTCTTTTATAATCTTCTTTTCCACTAGTAGCATCAAAAGTATCATTTTCTGTAATGTTTAATAACTGAATGTACAAATACCTTGTCTGATATGTTTCAATTCCTCCTAATGCTTGTAACTCATTAGAACCTTTTAATTGTAATTCTCTCATTGGAGAAGTAAATATTATCTCTTCTGTTGGTTTCTCTCCATTAATCAATGTTAGAGTTGCATAATCATTTGTGAAGGTCACTATAGGGCATAATTTAGCTTCTTGTAACAGCTCTGTTGCTTGAGGTAAGAAGTCTGCTAACTCAAAATATTTAAAGTTAGCAAACTTGTTTTGACCACTCTTTTTTATATCTAATTTATTAAACTTAATTCTTACATCCATCAATTTTATGTAAATATTATTCACTTCCATCAATTTCTCCCTCCATTTCTCTAATATTTCTTTCTAAAACTGACACAAAACCATCTATATAATCACCATAGTTCCCTTGTAATTTGTATTCTTCTAAATTTTCTTTGAATTGTTGCAAAGTGCATCCTTTTCTATGTTTATCTATACAAAATTCTAATGCTGATATTTGTCCAAATTTTACATCCCAATCTACTTCATCTACTGTTGTAAATCTTAATAAAAATAATCTATCTTCTAAATCCTTAATTATTTCATTTTTTGTTTTCATTTATTCCCCCTTATGTTATAATATACCTATAATTTTTGTAACTTATTTTCACTTAGAGCCTGTGCGAAGGCTCTTTTTTTATATCTGGACATCTATTGGTCTATCTTTTTCAAGTTCTTCTTGATACATCATAGCTTCTCTAAACTCAATAGAAGCTTCTAACTCAATGTCATGTTCAAGACCCTCTAATATATTTTGACTAGCAAATTTTACGGCTTCCCACCACATTAAACTACTATTATTTTTTGTACCTTGTAATTTACATATTTCTTTTTCTGCTTGTTTAATTTGACCTATTGCTATTAGTCTAGCTGCTTCCATTTAAATCCCTCCCAATTTATTACTATCTATATAAACTATCTAAATTGCTACAATTATTGCACATTAAACCTTTTAGAATATTATATTACCTATTCTAAATCCATTCTTTTTGTGCTATAATTTGTTTGTGTTATATTTTATTTTTTATTTTTTTGTGTGTTGGTTATTTGACCAGCACTTTTTTATTTAATATTCCAACTGATATTTTCTTACCAGTTTTAATATCTTTAAATACTATGTCTGCTATAACTTTTCCATCTTTTTTAAGAGTTACTATATTATTCTTATTAGTATTAAGGCTTAACAATTTCATCCCCCCTCTCTGCTGCTTTTAAAAGTTCATCCAAATTTTTACCTTGATTTCTTTCAATAAAATCATCAACTTCATATCTTGAAATTTTTCTACCATCACCTCTAGCCAGTGATTTTATCAAACCTGTGCTCACTAACCTACGCATAAAAACTGTATCTAATTTTAAAATTCCCCTTGCTTCTTCTACTGTTATCAAGTAATTTGGATAACCTCTTTTTATTAAAACAACTATATCTTTAGGCTCCAGTACTTTTACCTTTTGTTCAACAGTTTGACTCTTAACTCTATCTGTCTCTTGTTTATTTATCTCTATTTCTATTAAACTTTTTAAACTATCACTAAATTGCTTTGTTATACTTTCAGAAATATCCATGTTAAAATTCTCTCCCCTCTTTTCAAATATTTATCTTCCAACTAATTCGTCTAATGTAATATCTAAATAATCAGCTAATTTTATTAGAGTATCTATAGTTGGATTAGAATTTTTATTCTTCAACAATTTATATAGACCACTTACATCTATATTTAATTCCTTTGCTAATTTATAAGGTTTTATATCTCTTTTTCTTAGGATTTGGCTTATATTGTCACTTATCAACATTGGATTCACCTCAGTTCTACATGGTATAATATAAATATGGAATATATTCCAAATATCATGGAAAGGATACAAAATAATGAGTAAAAATGGATTTAAAGATTTAGAAAAATCTCTAAAAAACTTAGAAAAAAATATTAAAGAATCAACTGGACAAGTTCCTATTGATAAAATATGTAACTCTAAATTCATGACCAAATATACAAACTTTACTTCTTTTGATGAATTATTGAAATTTGGAAATTACAATGTTAATTCTTCAAAAGATTTTGAAGCTATTCCAAAAGATGAGTTTGATATTTACATTTCCAAAAACACTAAGTTTTCTACATGGGATAAAATGCTTAGTACTGCTACAGAAGAATATTTAAAATCTAATCTAAAGTTTTAAATATGATTTAAACTCAGATGGTATTGTACTAATCTCTTTGTTTAATTCATCTACTAAGGATTTAATTTTATTTATTTTATTACTTAAACTATCTTCATTTTTAGGTACAATCATCACAGTTAAATTTGATAGCTCCTTAGGTACTACCTTTGGAGTTTTTTTATTTTTCATTTCTACTTAATCACCTCTTTTTGAATATTCTGTATTTATTTTTCAAAGTACTAACCTAACATTGAAGTTTGATAACTATACTCTTTTTCTATATCTGGTAATATGTTATTTACTTTTAATAAGTCATATAAAAACAATCTTCCCTTTTGAGTCCACTTAGTTGTCATTTTTACATCAGTCATTCCATCACTTCTAGTTATATCTATTGTTTCTGAATGAGTGTATCCCTTCCCTTGATGTTGTTTATATAAAAGCCATTGTCCACTTTGTTTGTATTGAATCCCTCTTTCATGAAGTATTTTATTCATTTCTTTTCCACTCATTCCATAGTCTTTTGCTATTTGAGTTATAGTGACAAGACCTTTATTTTTTAATATCATATCTGTATAATCTGCCTTTGGTTTTAGTTCTTTTATTACTTGGTCTTTCATTTTACTTTCTAGTTGTAATTTCTCATTTACTTCTACTTGCTCTATAAGATGTTGTAACGCTTCTTTATATGTAGTTGGTAATTTAGGTTGCAAATCTATCATATTATATGTCCCAGTACTACGTATACTTGGTAATATCTCATTAGTTACCCAACGTTTAAATAATTTTGCACTTGGCAACTTAGAACTTAATATTAAAGAATAAAGACCACTTTCATTAATTACTTTCATATTTTGATTACCACCAGGAGTCGGTATTTCACCTACTCCTTTATCTTCATCATCAACATGTCTTTTCAAAGCATCAGATGTATCTTTATATCCTAATTGTTCTGCAATATCTTTTCCAACAAACCAAAATTCTCCATTTAGTTCGATTACTCTTATTTCTCCAAAAGTCTTATTTTTGAATATTTGTAAATTATTCATAATTTCTTTCCTCCTTATGATTGTTTTTGTGAACAATAAATTTTAATTTATGTTAACCTTTTTTCTAAAAAAAGTTCATCCATTGTTTTATTTAAAATATAGCTAATCATTATCATTTCTTTTTCCGTAAAATTTCTTTTTCCATTTTCTTTTAGATTATATGTTGATTTTGCTATTCCTATCTTATATGCTAGTTCTTCTTGGGTATATCCTGCTTCTATTCGACCAGCTTTTAAACTTCTTTTCTTCATGTTCTTCACCTTCCAATGTTTTATTTTTGTGAACTTCATACTTTTATTATATTCACATAAACAAAACTTGTCAATACATAAGTTTATTTTTTTGTTAACTTTTTTATTTTTTTCTAAACATAAGTTTACGTTTCTGTAAACTTATAGTATCATTTAATTATTGGGAGGTGTTGTTTGTGGCAACTTTTGGAGAACGTTTCAAACAATTACGAGAAGAGAAAAAACTTACTCAAGATGAACTAGTTTCAAAATTCAATAAAGTTTACTTTACAAGTTTTAATAAATCAACAATATCGCAATATGAAAATAATAAAAGAAAACCAGAAATAAATATTCTAGAAAATTGGGCAGATTTTTTTGATGTATCAATTGATTATCTTTTGGGTAGAACTCTTGTTAGAAATCACATCGATACTGTAGCCGCACACAGAGTTAATCCTCACAAAGATTTACCAGAGGAAGCTCAAGAACAACTCAACGATTATATTGAATTTTTAATGAATAAATATAAAAAATAAGGATTGAATCTATGTTAATATTAAAAAAATTGAGAACTGAAAAAGGAATTTCTTTAGATAAATTAAGCACAGACTTAAATATAAATAAATCTACTTTATCCAGAATTGAAAATGGGTTAAGAGAACCAAAAGAATCATTTATTAAAGATTGCTCAGACTATTTTGGAGTATCTACAGATTACTTAATTGGAAAAATTAACATAGATGATTCAAATAAATTAACAAAATGCTTAAATTCAACTTTTCCAATAAGGTTAAAAGAATTAAGAAAGAAAAAAGAATTAACTCAAGCAGAATTATCAAAATTACTTAATTGTTCACTAAGCAAAATTGCTATGTTAGAAACTAGCAAAAGAGAACCTGTTAAAGAAGACTTGTTAAGAATTTCAGAATTTTTTAATGTGTCAGTTGATTATCTGCTTGGCAAAACCTTAATTGAAAATTACACAACTACTAATGAAATATCCAAAATAATTAAATCTTATGAAAGTTTACCTAAAGAAGCTCAAGAACATATTAATAGCTACATAGAGTTTTTAGTTGATAGATATAAAAAATGAATATTTAGAGCAGTTCACTCCTGCTCTTTATATATAAAAAAGCAACACATACATTCTTTTTATAGGGGGATTTCAATGAATAAACTAGACGCACTTTTAGACTTAGCAAATAATGAAGAGATAGAAATTTACTACACTGACAAAATAGCAGATGACATAAAAGGATTGTATATAAACAGACAAGGACTAAAGATTATATCATTACTTAATTCATTAAAACAAAACAATGCTAAACTAATAGAAATCTTAGCAGAAGAATTAGGACATCATTTTACCAGTGTTGGAAACTATGTATCTTCAAAAAACAGTTACAAAAATAAAATCTTGATAGACAAAACTGAAAACAAAGCACTAAAATGGGCATGTGAATTTCTTATAACAGAAGAAGAAATAATACATGTTATTAATTCACACGCTACAAGTGTATACGAAATAGCTGAAGAATTACAAGTTAGCATCAACTTCTTACTAAAAAGATTAGAATTTCTATCAAAAAAGAAAAGCATGTTGGACTTAGGAAATAATAGATTTTTAGTATTAACTAATTTGCCAAATTTCTACATATATGAGGATATTTTTTAAACTCATTTATTCTACTTTTATAGATTTTTTACTTAATAAATATATATTTCAATATTATTATAATAAACTACACATAAAAGCTAAAAAATTGTAAGAATATTAAGAAAATAATTAAGTAAAAACCAGATAAACAAAATTAAGATAATATTGTACATAACAAAAGTATATATAAAGAGCAGTTAATCTGCTCTTTTATATAAACACCAAACAAACATACATTCTGAAAGGGAGGGATACTATTATGAAAGGTGGAGTAAGAAAAAGAAGTAACAAATGGTATTACTACTTTGACCTAGGCATAGTAGAAGGAAAAAGAAAAAAAGTAGAAAGAGTTGGAGGCAATACTAAAAAAGAAGCCGAAAAAGCCTTAAGAGAAGCACTAAATGAATATGAAAACTCTGGCATAGTATTTGAAGAAAGCAACATCAGTTTATCAGACTACTTAGATTTTTGGTACAAAGAATATGTCTTACTTAACTGTAAATACAACACTCAAGAAAGCTACCGAATAAACATAGAAAAACATATAAAGCCAAAACTAGGAGCTTACAAAGTAAAAGCTTTAACTCCTGCAATACTACAAAACTTCATAAATAAAAAGTACAAAGAGGATTACTCTCAAAATACATTACAAGTATTAAAAGCCATATTACATAGGTCATTAAAATCAGCAGTCCATCCTTATAAACACATACGAGAAAACCCTATGCAATATGTAAGCATACCAAAAACTAAATCTAAAACAGAAACTAATAAAGTTAAAACTATTACATTAGAAGAATTTAATCAAATACTAAATATATTTCCTCAAGATTCATTTCAACGTATAGTTTTACTAATTGGATTTCATACTGGTATGCGAAGAGGTGAAATTATTGCACTAAAATGGGATAATATAGACCTTGATAATAAAACTATCACAGTAAAGCATACTTTGATTAAAAAACCAAATGGAATGTTTGAATTAGGGCAACCAAAAACAGAAAGCTCTTGCAGAACTATATTTACAGGTGACACTTTAATAAAGGCATTAAAAGAACATAAATTATATCAAAAGAAAATGAAATTAAAATACGGAGAATTTTACTTTGATAGTGATTGGGTATGTACCAAAGAAAATGGTCAACAAGTGAATACTCACACTTTAGACACTATAGTAAGACAAATTCGAGTAGCTTTAAAAAATGACTTCCATTTTCATTCTTTAAGACATGCACATGCTACCCTATTATTAGAAAATGGTGCTAACATTAAAGACATACAAAACCGTTTGGGTCATAGCCAACTATCAACTACAATGGATACCTATTCACATGTAACTGATAAAATGAAAAATGAAACTGTAGATATATTTGAAAAAATTACAAATTAGAGTTTGCCACCCAAAAATATAATACGGTGGCAAATGGGTGGCAAAATCTAATTTATCTATTTTAAAAGCTAAAATTATCAAATTTATATAGTCAGCTATACGCTTGTAATTTCAAGGCTTTAGAGTATATAACAACCATAACTAATATAAGGTATTAATAATAAATCTAACAAATAAAACTTAATATTTACTTAAGTTGTAATACTATTCCAAATTGTATAATTAAAATTTAATAAGTTCTTAATTATATAGTCATTGATTTATTTGAAAAAATAAAAAATGCCAATCTATCTCTAAACAACAAAAACTGAATACCAATAAAAATTTAATAAAAAATTTTATCAATATTCAGTATAAGTT